CTTTGCGTGCTACACTCAGAAAAGAAGGTATGCCAGATAGCACTACTTTTTACTCTTGGATAGAAAAAGATAAAAACAAAGCCATACATTACACGCGCGCGATGGAGGTAAGAGCTGAAATTAGATTCGAAAGTATTGAAGCAGATTATATGGAGCAGCCACAAAGAGACCCAACTACAGGCAAAATAGATACTGGATGGGTACAACTGCAAAGATTGAAAATTGATGCTAAAAAATGGGAATTATCGAAATTGCAACCTAAAAAATATGGTGATAAAATCCAAAATGAACATTCAGGAGAAATAACCACAAACATAATATCACTAGGCAATGGAACTGCTCCCGAAGCAAAATAACGCTGTTTACTTCTTAAAAAACAAAACAACAAAAGAAATTATCTACGGTGGAGCTGCAGGCGGAGGTAAATCAGCATTAGGTGTTTTATGGATAATTGAACAATGCCAAATTTATCCAGGTACAAGATGGCTTATTGGTAGATCAAAGCTAAAGACACTTAAAGAAACAACGTTAAATACTTTTTTCGAGTTAACATCAAATTTAAAAATTTCAGGCCAATTTAATATTAATAATCAGTCTGGAGTTATTTATTGGAATAATGGTAGCGAAATAATATTAAAAGATTTATATCAATATCCAAGCGATCCTAATTTTGACAGTTTAGGCTCATTAGAGATTACGGGGGCATTTGTAGATGAATGCAACCAAATCAGTTATAAGGCGTGGCAAATTGTAACGTCTAGGATAAGATATAAATTGAATGATTATAACATAGTACCTAAGATTTTAGGGACTTGTAACCCATCTAAAAATTGGGTGTATTCAAAATTTTATATTCCTTCAACAAATAATACTATATCAAATAGTCGTAAGTTTATACAATCATTACCAACAGATAACCCACATCTACATCCTTCTTATTTAGAATCATTATTGGCATTAGATGAAAATAGTAAAAGAAGATTGTATTATGGCGATTGGGCATACGATAATGATCCAGCTTCTTTAATTTCATTTGATAAAATAAACGATATTTTTAATAATAATTTTGTTGTTGATGGTGATAAGTTTATTAGTGCAGATATAGCGAGGTATGGTAGCGATAAAATGGTTATATGCGTATGGTCAGGCTTTAAAGTAATAGAGATATTTACATTGGATAAATCTAGTATTATTGAAACGTCAGAAGCAATAAGAGGTTTAGCATTGAAGCATAAAGTACCTAATTCAAATATAATAGCGGATGAGGACGGTGTTGGTGGTGGTGTTGTTGACGTTCTAAAATGCAAGGGATTTGTAAATAATTCAAAAGCATTAAAAGAGGATAATATTTTGGTTGAGTATCAAAACCTTAAAACGCAATGTTATTATAAATTAGCTGAGAAAATACAAAAGAACGAAGTATATATAGATTGCTCAGATGGTTACTTGCAGGACTTGATTATTAAAGAATTAGAGCAGGTAAAAAGGGATAAAATAGATAGCGATGGTAAGCTTAGAATTATACCAAAAGAAAAGGTAAAAGAATTAATAGGGCATTCACCAGATTATACAGATGCATTGATGATGAGACTTTGGTTTGAATTATCACCAAAGTTTTTCACTTTTTAATAAATTTTTGTATATATTTGAATAAAATTTGAATAGATGGCGTTAAATAGGTTCAGAGTTGCACTAGATGCATTCTTAAATCCAGAAAAAAATCACTTCAACGAGGCACTTTACAAAACAGTAGGAGGCCTTACGACGTCGTATAATCCGAGTTTAGAAACTTTGATTGTTAAGGGATATGGCGAGAATCCAGATGTAAATGCTATCGTTAATCAAATGGCGTCAAAGTCAATATCAGTGCCTTATATAGTAAAACCTATTTCAGATAATGACGCTTACATAAAGTCTAAAAGATTACCTTATGATTTATCTTATTTGCAAAAGAAAAAATATTTAAATCTAAAATCATCTGCTCATACCGACAAAGAGCAAAAGATGCCGATTGATAGGCCAAATCCGAATCAATCTTGGGATGATATTATATTTTTGTACAAAGTTTATTTGAAAGTATGTGGAAATGTATATATTTATAAAATGATGCCGTCAGATGGAATGAATGCAGGCGTGCCATTGCAATTATATATATTGCCAAGCCATTGGGTTCAGATAGTTTTAAAGTCAAATGCGTCAGCATTAAGCACCGAAAATCCTATTGATTATTTTATTTTAGAACAAGGCAATAAATTTATTAAATTTGAATCCGAAAACATTATACACATAAAAAGACCAAACCCTTTTTATAATCAAAACGGTTCGCATTTATACGGATTAAGTGAATTAATGGCCGCTATTAGAAATATTAATAGTTCTAATTCAGGAATAGACCAAAACGTTGTAACTATGCAAAATAGCGGTGTTTATGGGTTTATTCACGCAGGGGACGGTCAAAGTCCATTAACAGCGGAACAAGGCGCAGCGTTAAAAGAAAGATTGGTTGATATGGATAATCAATCAGGTAGATTATCTAATATTGCTGGTGCAAGTGCTAAATTAGGATTCACAAGAATATCATTGACAACTGATGAATTAAAACCATTTGATTATCTTAGTAACGACAGACGCACATTTTGTAACTGCCTTAATTGGCCAATAGATTTATTGAACGAAGATGTTAGCGGTTCTGGTTTCGGTGTTGATTCTGTTATACAGGCTAGAAAGAGAGCCATTACGGATAATATTAAGCCTGATTTGGATTTATTAGCCACGTATTTGAATTTAGAATTTATACAAAAATTCAAAGGATATGAAAAATCAGTAATTGAATTTGATATTACGGAATTGCCAGAAATGCAGGAAGATATGTCAAAAATGATTGCTTGGATGAATGAAGCGCCTTTAACGCCTAATGAAATTCGTGAGGCTATTAATTACGAAACTATTGAAGATGACGAAAATATGAATATGGTTTTTATAAGTTCTAATAAAAAGAGAATAGATGATCCGAGCGTTTCAGATATGAATTTAAATGGATAAGTTAAGACATAGGCAAGAAGTTCAGGCGTATCGAATTATACGCAAGCACATATTGAAAATAATATCAGGAATACCTTTTAATAATATTTCTAAAATAACATTTAAGCCTTTAATTTATGCTAATGTAACAGAAGCGCAGATTAAAGATATGTATAAGGATATATATGTTGAAATAGGTAGTCCGCATTATAAAAGGATTGCTAAAAGTATTAAATCAGAAATAGATTTTGAATCAATAATAATAATGCAATGGCTAAACATTAATGCAGGTTTAAGAATTGTTTCAGTACATCATACGTTAATTGAAAGCATTATAAAAGTAATTGCCGATGGTTACGAAAATAATATTTCAATAGCTGAAATAACTCGTAATTTGCAGAACAAATTTGGTTGGTATAAAGAACAAGCTTTAAGAATAGCAAGAACGGAAACAACAACAGCAACGAATGCATCTACTGTAATGGCTGCGCAAAATTCTAATTTAGAATTAGAAAAAATGTGGATATCGGTACAGGATAATAGAACAAGAAGAAAGATATTTGACCATTTAGATATGAATGGCCAAAAAGTTAATGCGACAAGTCCCTTTTTTGTAGGTGGTGAAGAATTAGAATATCCAGGTGATCCAAAAGGAAAAGCTGGGAATACAATAAATTGCAGATGCAAAGTAGTATTTGTAGTTAAAAGAGATGAAAATGGATTACCAATAAGAAAAATAAAATAGCTATGGATTTCAAACAATTATCATACGATTTAAAAGAATTGGACGAAAAAAAAGGGGTTGTAACAGCCTATGCTAATACTTATAACTTTAAAGATTCTGACGGGGATATTTCCGCATTTGGGTCATTTGATAAAACTATAAATGAAAACTTTAAACGCATTAGGGTTTTAAAAGACCATAATCCTACGATGATGATTGGAGTCCCATTGTTTATAGATACAAAAGACGCTTATGGATTGCTTACTACAAGTCAATTCAACATGAATAAAGACTTAGGTAAAGATATGTTCACCGATGTAAAATTGATGCATGAAAGCGGATTAAATGCTGAATTATCTATTGGTTATAAAGTAATGCAACGAGACCAAAAAGACAAAAGTATTATCAAAGAATATAAATTAATGGAATATTCTTTCTTATCTTCGTGGGGTGCAAATCAATTAAGTACAGTTCAAGATATAAAAGGTATTAAGAATCATTATGGATTAATGGAATTAATACAAAAATCATACGATTTGGATTATTCTGATTTACGGTTAAAACAAATTGAAACATTATTAAAATCACTCGATAAAGAGCCGTCAGAAACTGACACTATTAATTTAGAGCCGATTATACTTGACACTTTAAAATCATTTACAAATTCATTAAAAATTAAATAATTATGGCACTAGATTTAGAATTAAAACAAGAGTTCGACGCTATTAAATTAGGCTTAGAAACAAAAACAGCTTCTGAAGTAAAAGCGCAATTGGACGCATTTGAAACAAAAGTATCTACTGATTTCAAAACAGCGTATGAAAACGAAATAAAATCAGTAAAAGAAGATTTGCAAGGTAAACTTGATGCTATTCAAGCACATGCTGATAAACTTGATTTAAAACTTCAAGAAAAACAATCAGAAGCAAAAGCAGAAGATACCTTAGTAAAATCTATTTCTGACAATTTCGAGGGTATTTCTAACGTTAGAAAAGGGAATGCAATTCAAGTAAAAGCAGTAGGCGACATGTCACTTGGTGCTAATTTAACAGGAGCGCAACCAAAAGACTACAATTTGAATGTAGTTATGATTCCTGGACAATTAATCAATGTTTCTGACTTGGTAGGCAGTGTTAATATTTCAGGTGGTACATATACATACCCACGTGAAGGAGCAGGAGAGGGATCTATTACTACTCAGACTGAAGGAAGCTCTAAAGCACAAAGAGATTATGATTTTACAATGGTAGACGTAAACACAGACTTCATCGCTGGTTTTACACGCTATTCTAAAAAGATGGCAAACAACTTGCCTTTCTTAACATCTTTTATTCCTAATGCTTTACGTAGAGATTATGCAATCGCTGAGAATGCTAACTTTAATACTGTATTAGCTGGAGCAGCAACTGCTTCAACTGAGATTATTACAGGAAAAAACAAAGTAGAGATGTTGATGAATGAGATTGCAAAACAAGAGAACCTTAACTATCCAGTTAACGCTATCGTTGTGCGCCCTTCTGATTATTGGGATATTTTGAAAACTGAAAAATCAACAGGAGCAGGTTATGGATTGCCTGGTGTTGTAACTGCTGATGGTGGTAACTTAAGAATTAATGGTATTCCATTAGTAAAAGCAACTTGGTTGACAGCTAACAAATATTTTGTTGGGGATTGGTCAAGAATCAACAAAATTGTAACAGAAGGACTTTCTTTAGAATTTTCAGAAGTAGAAGGAACCAATTTTGTTAAAAATAATATTACAGCACGTATCGAAGCGCAAGTAGCATTGGCAGTTGAACAACCAGCAGCTTTAATCTATGGTGACTTTACAGCAGTATAATATATTTTGGGTGGTTAGTTAATTTGAAAGACCGTTTGTGAAAGCAAACGGTTTTTTTTATATCTTTGAAATAAAAACAATGAAAAAATATACAGTTATAAAGCAATTCTTTAAATTATCAGAAGGGAAAAACTATTTAATTGGCGATACAATTGAATTAACACCAGAGGACGCAAAGCTTTTGGATTGGTATGTTGTTGAACAAAAAGCAAAAAAATAATGGAAAGCTACGAGAATATCATTCCTTTAACGCAAGCAAAAAACTATCTTAAAATAGATGAATTGCAAACAGAAACAGATGATGAAATTGCAACAATGATTAAATCGGCTCTTTCTTTTATTGAAAAAAGAACGGGTCATATATTTGTGACTAAAAGTAAAACTTATTATTCTTCTGCTTTGACAAGTAGCGTAATTGTTTATGATTATCCTATAGTATCGGATAACACTGAAATACAATACCGAGCAACAAATGCAATCGTACCAACTGTTAACGGATCCGTTATTTTAGAAGTAGGATATACAGATTTTGATGATATCCCAAGCGAATTAATAGACGCTGCTTTGCAACTTATCAAAGTTTGGTTTTACGAAAGCGAAACACAAAGTAATAGTACTTTAATACCATTATCAGTAATGCAAGCAATCGATGTTAATAGACGATATGTATGAAAGCGAGAAAATATACAAAATCAATCAATTTATTCACAGCTGTAGAGGTTTCGGATGGGTTTGGGGGATATGTTGTTAATAATTCAGTATCTTATAAAATGTGGGCCAATGTCACAACAAAAAGAGCTTATTTAAGAAACGAAAACGGACAAAACGACAATATATTACAAACGGTTTTTACCGTTAGAAATAGAGTTGGAATGGATATATCAGTAAAGAATAATTACATTGTTTATAATGGTGTTGTTTATAATATAGATTCTGTTTCAAATCATGATTTAAACAACATAGATTTAGAAATATATGCGAGTCAAAGGTATTAATTCTGTAATCGCAAATCTCCGTAAATACGGAAAAGAAGCGCAAGATGATATTGAAGCGGTTACTGAATTAGTGGCTAGAGATATCGAGAGTTACGCTAAATCAAATGTAGTGGCTAATTTCGGTAAATTGGGTCAGTCTATAAAAGCCGAAAAGCAAAGTAAAATGCATTGGAATATTGAAGCTGGGGGTACAGTAGCACCTTATGCCGCTTATGTTGAATTTGGAACTGGCGGATTAGTTCAAGTCCCGAATGAATTAAAAGAACAAGCATGGTTATTTAAAGGTAAAGGAATTAAAGAGGTTAATTTAAAAGCAAGGCCTTATTTATACCCAGCATTATTAAGAGGTAGAAAAGAATATTTAGTACTATTAAAAAAAACATTATCCAAGTATGGTAAATCCAAATAAATATATTAGAAAAGCTATATTTGATGCTGTAAATGCTACATATCCTTGTTTTGATACTCAGGTTACAGGAAAGAAAAACCCAACGCAATACGTAATAATATCTACACAAGATAAAGATATTGATAAAGCAAATAAATGTAATTATAGATTGGAAGTTGCTACTTTATTGGACATAGTATGTATATATAATGGTGTTGGTAATGTAGGCAGTAGATTAGCTAATGATGATATGGAAAATACAATAATGACATTAATCGAAAATATCCAAATTACAGGCTATACCGTTATTAATAGAAGATATGAATTTCCTAGTAATTTAGACTCAAGTACTTCTACTCAAACAGTTTACAGAAATTTTATACGAATAGTATTAACATTAGAATAATTTAGTATATTTACAACTTAAAACATAAATAACCATGAAAGGCGAAAAAGGAATTTTATACATCTACACGGGCGCTGCTTATAAGCCAGTTGCTTGTTTAACTTCAAACAGCTTAAACTCTGCTGTTTCAATGATTGAATCTCAAACAAAATGTTACCCTGGAGTAATTAAAAAAACACCTGGAACTACTAGTTATTCTATTGATGCTGAAGGAGAATATATCGATACTACAACAGCTGGAGGTGATACTGCCAAACAATCACATGATGCCTTATTTTTGTTGCAACAAGCCAAAACTTTAATCGGTTGGAAAATAGATACTAATATCGACAATGCAACTTCTACAAAGTATTATGGCAATGCTTATATAACTGACTTATCAGCAACATTTGGAGCGGGTGATGAATTATCTACATTCTCAGCAACATTTGATGGGGACGCTTCTATTTTATTAACGGATCCTCACGCTTAATGAAAAATATAACATTATTTTTTGGGGGTGAAAGTCGTATTTTTTACTTTGGACTTGGTTTCTTAGGTAATTTATTACATGAATCAGGCTTGCAAATGCATGAAATTGATTCTAAGATACAAGAGAATCCCTTTAAATGGGTTCCTGAAATAATGTACCAATCTTTAGCATACGGATTTATTAGAAAAGGTGTAAATGCTAATTTTGACGCTTATGATGTTTCTGAATGGATTGATGAAGAAGGAGGTTTTGAATCAGAAGTAGTTAAAAGCTTTTTTGCAGGTTTTGTAAATTCTTTAAATAAGGATGTTCCGCAGGATAAAACGGTTAAAAAAAAAGTGATGAAAAAATAAACTGGAGTGAAGATGTGATAGCCTTTTCTATCGGTGAATTAAAATGCCCTGATTTGAATTATGTTTACGATATGACGTGGGCAGAATTCCAAATCAGGCTTTTTAGTTATAAAAGGCAAGATGTTTACAGATGGCAAATGTTGAGAGAATTAATGTGGACTTCATATATTGCTCCGCATCTTGACCCAAAGAAAATGGCAAAAAGAAAAGAAAATTTATTATCTTTGGAAAGCGACAAAAAAAATCCAAAAGGAGTAACTCAGGAGCATAAAGATAGCTTCATTAAAGCATTTAAACAATGGCAACAGGAAACAAGCTAGAAGTAGGTATTGGTGCTGATATTACTGAATTTGAGAAAAAAATCAAAGAAGTTGAGTTTGACATTAAAGAATTATCAAAATTAAAACTTGACAAGTTAAAACTTGGTTTAGATACTTCCGAAATAAATAATAACATTAAAGACGCTAAAAAATCTTTAAATGAATTAAAAGGAACGGTAAAAGATTCTGGTAGTTCATTTTCTTCAATGGCTCCAAAAGTCGCTAATGGCAGTAATGCTTTGATGCAATTTAGCCGAATAGCACAAGATGCCCCTTATGGTATAATCGGTATTGGAAATAATATTACTGCTACTACAGAGGCTTTTGGATATTTAAAACAACAAACAGGAAGCACAGGAGGTGCATTAAAAGCTATGGCTAGTTCTTTAATGGGTAGCGGTGGTATATTATTAGGTGTTTCTTTATTAACGACTGCTTTTACATTATTATCTCAAAGTGGTTTAAGTGTTGGGGATTTAATAGATAAATTAACTGGTAATTTTAACGATTTTAATCAATCTTTACGAAAAGCAAGCGAGGAAGGAGCCAAATCAGCAGCTTCAGAAGTTTTTGGATTAAAAGCTTTGGTTTCGGCAGCTCAGAATAAAAGCCTATCAGATAAAGAAAGATTAATAGCAGTTGAAAATTTACAAAAACAATATCCAGCTTATTTTGGTAATTTAAGTAAAGAAAAAATACTTACATCCGATTTAACATCAGTTGTAAATGATTTGACAAAGGCATTAATTAGTAAAGCAATAGCCGAAAAATTAGCCGCTGATAGTGCAGAAATTCAATTAGATGTGTATAAAGCTAATGCAAGATTGGTTGACCAAAAAAACAAAACATCTGCAATTGAATTAGATTTTGAAAAGAAAATAACTGAAGCAAGAGCGCAAAACAATGGGGGTTTGCAATTAGCAGCTAATTTAAATGCCCGTAAAAATAATGCCGTTGCAGAATCAGTAAAATTAGAAAATGAGGCTAGAGATTCTATTATTAAAGGAACAAATGCATTAAAACAACGTCAGGATGTTATAAATAAATTAACAGCCTCATCTATAAAATTAAATGCGTCTGCTATTCCTAATACTCCAAAAGAAAAGGAGATAAAAAAACCTAAATTTGAATTCCAAAAAGGGTTTATCCCTGGTGGGATTGTGGCCCCTGCTATTAATTTTGATTCAATGCTGCTTAGTATGGATATAGTTCCAGACGAGGTTAGTGCTAAATTGTTAGAATTAAAAAAATTGTTAAATGATTTTAATGCAGAGGCTAATGATATAATAGGGGGCAGTATTACATCTACTTTCCAAAATCTTGGAGATTCCATAGGAAATGCTTTGGCAAATGGTGGTAATGTATTATCAGCAATTGGTAAATCTTTAATTCAAAGCTTAGGGATGTTTCTATCTGATATGGGTGGCTTATTAATTAAATATGGTGTTTTGGCTATTGCTAAAGGAAAATTAGATGTAGCTATAGCGGCAGGGGGTCCATTATCTATAGGAGCTGGAGTAGCAGCTATAGCTGTAGGTATAGCCTTAAAAGCAGCAGGAGGCGCATTGTCATCTAAGGCTTCTGGAGGTCAAGGCGCAAATACATCTACAGGATCAACAGCCAATAATTCAAGTTTTTCAAGTGGTGGTTTTTCAAGTTCTAGTGGCAATGGAGGTACGGTTGTTTTTGAAATAGCAGGGCAAAAATTAATAGGTGTTTTAAGTAATACTTTAAATGCTAATAAACGATTAGGAGGGCAATTAGGATTATAAAATGGCTAAAAAAATAACAATATATTTTTCAGCAAATCCAATAATTAATACTTTTGGATTTTCATATTCCACGAAAATAGATGGGGTTAGTTTACTATACCCAAGCAATCAGCAAGATGTTACAATATCTTATATTGCTGATGGTGTAGAGCCTGATTTAAACACAACAATAGAGGTAAATATTGGCGCTACATTAGCCGATACTTTACAAAAAACATTATCGCATTTAAGGTCTTTTTATGCAAATGATTCTATTACTTATAATATTGTAGATGATACTATTGAGGTTGTTATAAATCAATTTTGCGATGTGTTATTAAGCGATGATTTAAACGCAAATATATTACTATCCTTAAGTGATGTTGTGGTTAACACACCTAATTTAAAATATTTTTTACTATATGAAGATTATAATTTAGAAATATTTCAAAAGAATTATTTAGGTTATTCCTATGAAATATTTGGTAGTTTTTCTATGAATAAGGGCAGCGTTGAAACTATTTTGGAACCAATAAGAGGTTCTGGATTGTCTTTGGAATTAGAAGCAAATTCGTTATTAAATTTTGATGAATTTTCAATTACGGACGAATCTACATATAGCGTTGAATTACGCAAAAATGGACAAATTATATTTAATGGTTTTATAAAACCAGATGGCATACAGCAATCATTTGTATTTGATGAATGGTATGTAAACATTGAGGTTATAGATGGTTTAGGAGCTTTAAAAGATTTATCATTTGTAACTTTAGAAGGCTTGCATTTTATTGGTAAAATGTCTATGTATGATGTTATTTATAACTGCTTAAATAGAACAGGTTTGGCAATGGTTATTAATTCAAGTGTAAATCTTGAATATAATGGATATTTAGGAAGTAATATATTGAAGGATATTTACGTAAATACATCACGTTTTTATAAAAAAGATGGCGAAACTATAATGGATTGCAACGAAGTATTAAAGTCTATGTTGAATTTATTTTCGGCAGTTATAACACAGCATGAAGGTAAATGGTGGATATATAGACCAAATGATTTAAATTTTAGCCAATACACAACATTTGTAAATAATACTTCAAACACAACTTTTACAAAAAATTTAAACGCTATTTTAGGCTCACAAATAGATAATTATTATCCGCATCATTGCGGGGGTAATCAACAAATCGAAATGAAAGGTGCTATTAGCGCTTATCGTTTAAATTATGAGTATGGTTTTTATGAGGGTTTTATCGTTAATAAAGATTTGACGCATGACGAATCGATGGTTTTTGATAGTTGGACCACAAACCCATCTTTGCCGATTGGAGTTGTGATAAATGATCCAACAGATTTAAACGGTTTGATTATGCAGACTGAGCAGAGAAGTGTTTCGGCCATTACAGATGTATTAACTTCTATATCTTATGCTGTTTCGGAATTGGCAGTGCTAAAATTAAGAGTTGAATTATCAACAAAACAACACCAACAAACTTTTTATTTTAAAATAAAAACT